GGGTAAGAGTCCGCACAAACTTTGTAGGTTTCGCACAAAAACATCCGAAAATTTTGTCGCATTTCTACATAGACAGATTTCGCTTCGTGCGTTATAATGCGGATCAATAAGTAATGTTACCGGTAACATACCGCCTGGTCGGTTTATTACTGACCGATCGTTCAGGTGGTTGGATAGTGCAGCTATCCAATTGGAGGTCTGATACAGTGGATTTTGTAGCTCTCGGTAGTAGCGATGTTCGGCGGGGTTCTGTAGAGTTACATATGTAAGCGGGGCGAGAAACAAGCAGCCCGGCAATAATTCAATTAATGGTGTTGGCCTAGGACTAGGTAATAACTTCCGCCGCCGGTCAGAGAGTTCTGCGGGCGCTGTAGCCAACACCTAATAAAAGTTAATACTTACAATTGAATATCCCGATTTCGCTGTGAGAGAATTGCAAATCAGTGAAGGTGGTGCGACTCCACTAATCAGTGCTCGGGCAGTTTGACTCTCTGTGGAACGAGTTAAGGTTGAGCGGATGAAATAGTTCCACGCTGGCCGAAATGCTCAAATTAATGGCTGGTTCAAGGCTCCGTAGTGGTGTCGGATTAAAGTGGCGGTGCAGGTTTAGCCCTGGGTTCGCGTTACACCTTGACAGTGCAGAAATGAGAGTGGGCAAACGTAACGGCATTCCCTCCCGAATAGGTGCATGTGCGTTGTGGCTCACACAGAAAATCCGTAATCGGGCAAACAAAGGAAAACAAATGACTGATGCAGTCGCAACCGTTCAGAACTCGGGCCAGCAGCAGCTTGCCAACGTCACCGAGGGATCGGGTTTCTACTCGTCCCTGGCGATGAACACTTCGGCTGAAAAGCTGGCAGTCCTCCGGGCTGTCAACAACTCCACTCCGCTTCTGGATGCCGTTGGCACTCAGATTGCTATCAAGGACGTGGTTCTTCAGACCGCCACGTTCGTCAACGAAGAGACTGGCGCGATTGAGGATGCCGTTCGCGCAACCCTCATCGACCCGGACGGCAACGCTTTCCACGCTGCGTCTAAGGGTGTTGCCCTGTCGCTCCGTCAGGCGTTCAACATTCTCGGCCAGCCGGGTACGTGGGAAGAGCCTCTTCTCGTCACGGTCCGTGAGGGTCGTGTCGGCAAGAACCGCTTCCTGACTCTCGACTTCTGAGATTCAACATATAATTTAATACCCGGAAAAGGGCCAGTCATTAAATTGGCTGGCCCTTTTTGGGCTCTATAGAAAGGTTGCAGCCCGTGGATGAAATTTTCTTTGTCGTTACAGGCAAGATTAACACCGTAACAATTGCTCGCAGATGTGGCGAGAAGAATTGTATTGCTCTACATCATTTTACAGAAGTTGATGATGCCGATGTTGCGAAGCAGGTTGTTGATGCACTAAACGCATCAAATTACGCTCGCACAATTTCTGCTAGACTGTCAGCATGAGTGAGGCTGCACGGCTCAGAGCCGAACTAAAGAAAAAGCGTCAAGCCGTTTCCAACAAGATCAATCGCATCCAGAAAACAACAGGCGCAAAGGTGAGTGGATCGGAATTCGATCCCCGCCGAAAGTCTGGCGTAGAGAACACCTACAACGTTCGCCAGCTTCGCACACACATTGCACAGTTGAACGAATTCATGCAGCGCGGCAATCAGTTCGTAGCCGGTAGCAGGGGTGCACCCATCCCGCGCACACTGTTTGCCACGTATAAGCGCCTAGAGGGCTATTACGAGCAGGCTCGCGTGCAACATGATAAGAGTGTGTCTGACGTTGTGACGCCGAGTGGGTTGACGGTGGCACAGAATAAGGCGATGGTTCCCCAGTCCTCGGGCAGTTCTGTGTATGGTCCGTACCGGGAGTTTGACAGGGAACCGTCAGACATTAAGAATGCCGGTGCTCTTAAGACTCTTATCGCAGATATGCGTAAGCGTTCAAAGGCCAACTACCTAGATCGTAAGATCAGTGAAGGTAGAGAGAACATTGAAAAGGTTCTCACCATTCTCGGGGATCAGGAAAACCTAGAGCGCATCGATAAAATGTCAGACTATCAGTTTGACATTTTCTGGTTCGGTAATCCTGGCGTAGTAGAATCAATCTTTATGCACTACGGTATTGAGAAGCAGCGCGCTGCCGGTACACGTAAAGAACAGTGGCAGGATAAGGTGGTTGAAAGTGCCGCAAACGAGCTTGGACCAGTTTTGGACGACATTGCCGCAAACGTTCCACGAGATCGTCCCGGCAAGAGGTAAAAAGGCAAGGGTTAGAAACGGTGTCAAAGACGCGCGCGTCGATTTCTGTGCAGATTTCGAGACTACGACTGACCCGGCAGATTGTCGTGTATGGGCGTGGGGACTATCGGCGGTACAGAATCCTGGCTATGAATCCGTGGAAGTTGGCACGGAGATATCGTCTTTCATTGAGCGTATTTCGAGACAGAACGGGACATGCTACTTCCACAATCTCAAATTCGATGGTCATTTTATTCTATATTGGCTTTTGACTAATGGCTACACTCATATCGAAGACGACGATCTATTCGAGAATGGCACCTTTAAAACCCTTATCTCGGATATGGGCATGTTTTATTCAATTACAGTACGGTGGAAAACTGGTCACAGTACAGAGTTTCGGGATTCGCTTAAGAAACTCCCTATGGGTGTTCGCAGAATTGCAACGAGTTTCAAGCTGGAAATGTCCAAAGGTGATATTGACTATGAAGCGTATCGCGCTCCCGGCCACAAGCTCACCCCAGATGAAGAGGACTATCTACGACGGGACGTAAGCATCATTGCTCAGGCAATGAAAACCGTTATTGATAGCGGGATGAAGAAACTCACTGTTGCCAGTGACGCCATGAATGAGTTTAAGCAACTCAATGGTATGGACTACTTCTCAAAGATGTTCCCAGTTCTCCATGACGATATGGACAGGGAAATCCGCAGGGCTTACCGTGGCGGTTTCACATATGCCGACCCTAGGTTCAGCGGCAAGGTTAACGGCTCGGGCGTTGTTCTCGATGTGAACAGTCTCTACCCATCGGTGATGAAGAATTATCCCATCCCCTACGGCATCCCACTCTTCAAAAAGGGTGAAGTGCTGCCCACCGATGATCGGCCTCTTACTATTTTTAGTATCACGTTTACTGCCAAGCTGAAGCCTGGGCACATTCCGTGCATTCAGATCAAGGGTAGTAATCGGTTTGTTGGTACCGAGTATCTACGTGAGATTACAGAGCCCACTACTCTTATGGTGAGTAACGTTGACTGGGATTTGTATAACGATCACTACGATATTGAAGTGTTGGCTTACGGTGGCGGGTGGCGCTTCCGAGCTATTAAAGGCATGTTTGATTCGTATATTGATAAGTGGTCCGAAATCAAGGCTAATGAAACGGGTGGTAAGCGTGAAATTGCAAAGCTACATCTTAATAGTCTGTATGGTAAGTTTGCAAGTAATCCCAATGTCACATCCAAGATTCCAATTCTCGAAGATGGAAAGGTACGGCTCAAGCGCGGCAACCCGGAGACTCGTCCTCCCGTTTACACGGCGGCGGGTGTTTTCATTACTGCTTACGCACGAGACATTACTATTAGAGCAGCGCAAGCCAACTACGAAAGCTTTGCGTATGCGGATACTGACTCACTGCATCTACTTCAAGATTCGGCTCCCGAATCGTTGGAAATCCATCCTAGTAAACTAGGTGCATGGAAATTTGAGTACGCCTTTCACAACGCTTATTACATTCGTCCTAAGGCGTATCTTGAATTGAAACATTATGAAATGAAGAACGATGAGCGTGACTACTCATGTGACGGTGAGTATGAGAACCGGATTGCAGGTCTGCCTGTAGACGTTTCCAAACAACTCACTTTTGATGATCTTGTAGAGGGAAAGATTTTGCATGGCAAGCTCAACCCACAGATCGTCCCCGGTGGCGTGGTTCTGCGAGATGTGCCTTTCGAGTTGAAACTTTCTTAGATTGGGTGTTGACACGGGTCTAACGTGTGGTAGTGTTCTATACATACGAGGGGAGCTACACAAGCTAGCTCCCCTCCCCCAATCCCTAATCGGGCAACGAAAGGCAAGATCATGGCAAAGGCAGACGAGCAGGTTCAGGCAGCCGACGTGCAGGACGACGAAATCGTCTTTGGTACGTGGAAGAGTGCCGAGAAGGCAAACCCCTACACGGATATCGTCAAGCAGCTTGCAGAGGCACCCGCTGACGAGAACGGTGATGACCCGTCGGTGACGATCAAGGTCAACGCTAAGGAAGCTGCCAATCGTCAGCTTCTCTTCCAGAAGGCAGCGAACGCTATCGGCAAGACGGCTCGCCTGCGTCACACCGACGCGAGCGGTTCTGCCGTGATCGGCCAGACGGCGAAGGGTCGTGACATTCGTGAGGGTGTCATCAAGTTCACCTTCACGCTGTCGCAGAAGCACAGCCAGCGTCGCGGCAAGGGTGAGAACGAGACTCCCGCTGCCGAGTAATTCAATAAACCAATCGGGCAGTTCGGCCTCACGTATGTGTGTGCTGACCGGATTTGGGCAACGCAGACTACCCACCAATCGCACACGTTGGCTCGTGGGTGTGGTAGCCTGGGGCTGCAACCTGCTGAGTTAGCTCACCGGATGCCCGATTAGAGGGGAGGGTCTATCATGGCCCTCCCCTCGCTTTTTGTTAACACAGATCGGGAGAGTTCTCATGAGCAAGTTTGATGATTTTATTAACAGTCTTGACGATCAGGCAGAGCTTGATGTCACCGAAGTTGTTGCCAATTTGGCAAAGCTTCACACCGAGGAAATCAGTACGAGCACCGCAAAGATCAACAGTATGCAGACAACCTTGTCTGAGCGTGATAAGGCCATTGCCGAAAGGGATGCCGAAATCAGTAGGGCTAAGGCTGCAAACTGGGATTTGGTGAATCAGATTCCTACCAATACGCCAGAGGCAGACGCTCAGGCAAGAAACGATGCAGACGGATTGCCTGACGCATCACGTATTACCCTCGATGATGTATTTGAGAAGTAAGGAATAAAATGGTAAAGAATCTTCGTCCACTTAGCGATAAGCTTACGTCTGTTGACTGGCTTAACGCGATTCGCAATACCCTTGGAAGTGAGTATCAGTCTCGCATTCCTGAAGCCACACAGGCGAACGTCACTGAGACGATCAATCAGATTTTCGAGTATTCCGCTACTCGTAACCAGGTTGTGGAAGCTCTTGTCAATCGAATTGGCACGGTGCTTGTTCGCAATACGTCGTGGACCAACCCTCTTGCAGAGTTCAAGATCGGTATGCTTGAGCAGGGTGACACTATTGAGGAAGTGATGAATGGCCTTCTCGACGCCATTGATTACGACTTCGATCGTGATGAGCTTGAGAAAGAACTCTTTGGCAACCATCCGTTCGAGACGCAGAGCCGTTTCCACAAGATCAACCGTCGTGACCGGTATGTGTTTACTATCAACACTATTGGTCTGCGTATGGCTCTGCTGAATAACGAGCTTCCGCAGTTCCTCTCCACGGCAATGCAGATGCCGTTTACGTCGGACCAGAACGACGAATTTCTTCTGATGATGAATCTCTTCAAGGAATTCGACACGGCGGCAGCGGGTGGCATTCACACTGTCCACGTTGATGATGTTGGCGATGAGGCTTCCGATTCGGCAGCTTCTCGCTTCATGCTTCGTCGTCTGCGGGAGTACAGCAACACTCTTCCGTTTATCTCTCGGCTCTACAACCCGGCAGGAATGCCGGTTGCCACTCGTCCAGAGGATCTTATGCTTCTGACGACGGCAAGCGCCGATGCTGCAATGGACGTGGAAGCTCTTGCCGGTGCGTTCAACATTTCCAAGGCTGAGTTTGGCTCGCGTAAGCTTGTCATTCCTGAGCGGTTCTTTGGCATTGATGGTGTTCAGGCGATTCTTACGACTCGTCAGTTCTTCGTTGTTGCCGACAGTCTGCTTGAGACGACTTCGCTTTTCAACCCGGCCAAGCTCACGACTAACTACTGGTTCCACCACCATCAGGTTATGAGTGCATCGCCGTTTGCACCGTTCGTGATGTTCAACTCTGAGCGTCCGTCCACGGTTATTAGTACGGTGGAAACGCCTGTTACTGACATTGGTGCATTCACGTTCACCGACTCGGCTGGCACGGTTGAGGCTACGGCTCTCAAGCGCGGTACGCTGTATGACGTGCGCGTTGAGGGTGTTACCACCCCTGCCGGTGGCGTTGCTGCACTTGATCTTGACATCATTGGTGCAACGTCTCAGTTCACGTACATCACTAACAACGGCAGCCTTTTTGTTGCTCCGAATGAGGAAGCGGCTACGCTTACCATTCGCGCAACGGCTATCGACGGTAGTGGCTACTATGAAGAGACGACGCGGACGACTAAGGGAGACCTTGTTATTCCGTGGCCCGATCCGCAGGTCATCCCGGATAGCGATTCTGACGCGCTTGAGGAAGTCACGCCGGTTAAGCCTGACTTCACGGCGAACGTCATCACCATTCCGTCTGAGCGCGGTGTGCTTTACAAGGAAGGTGCGACTCCGCTTGTGAACGGTGCGAAGCTTACCGTTGCGAACGGTACTCCGCGCACCATTACGGCAGAGGCTCGTCCAACCTTCGAGCTTGCTACCGGTGTCACCACTTCGTGGGTGTTCACCTACGTAGCTCCGTAAGCCACTTCGTTAAGTGTGGGCCGGGTGCCATTGGACCCGGCCCACATTTGAATACCATGAGCCTTGAAAGGTCATGAAAATTGCCTAAGTATATTACGGATAAAGCAAACGATAACTATTCGTTTGGAACAGATTTTGACTATTCTGTTTGGACCCCCGGCACCCAGCTTGATCTAGTTAACGTGCCTTGGAACAATGACTACCGAGACGTTGTACGATTCGACAACAGTGTAGCACTTGATACATATATTGACGGATTGGCACCAGCCGGTATTCGTCTTACACAGACTTCGTATGTAAAGCCGGGTACTCCGGTTCGCATTAATATTCCGCATAACCGAGTTATTCGGTACAACTACTTGCGCGTTAGCAATCCGTTGCAGCCTATCGACGGTGGTGATCTTAAAAAGAATTTCTACTATTTCATCCTCGATGCAACCTACATCGCGCCCAATACCACAGAGATTGTGGTGCAGCTTGACGTTTGGCAGACGTATGTTTATGACATTACTCTAGGAACCTGCTATGTTGAGCGTGGGCACATTGGCATTGCTAATGAAAACGCTTTTGATAACTACGGGCGAGACTATCTGACAGTTCCCGAGGGTCTTGATATGGGCGGAGAGTATGTTGTTGCTGCAACTCGGCAAAAGTGGGTTATGTCGCCTACTCCATATGACGAAGGTATTCACAGTCGCTATCCAAGCTACGATCTTCTAGTGTTTTCTACTACTGATCTTCTAGCCGATCCTGGAACATCTGCCGATCCTGACCTTGTTGCCGCTAGTGGCGGCGAATTTCAGGGTACGTTCCACGGTGCCAACGTCTATGTATTTGATCTTCAATCTTTTCAGGCTTATCTTTCTAGCGTGAAGAATACCCCGTGGGTGACTCAGGGTATTGTGTCAATTACGATGATCCCTAAAGTGAACCGCTATCACCCTGGTTTCACTTATGCGAGTTTTCCACTACCGTCTGTTCCGCCTTCGCTTTATCCGCGCGATCTTAACTTTGACATGTTTGTCAATTGGCGGGATGATCCTGATTTCGCTGATAACATTCCGGCTCGTTATGCACATTTGCGTAAGTTCTGGACATACCCCTATACGGTGATTCAGATGACCACTTTTAGTGGCTCATCCATTCTTATGAAGCCGGAAATGTGGAATGATGCCGATGCTCATATTGTTGAACGTGCCAATCTTGTTCCCCCGGCACAGCGCATTGTATTCACACCCTATAAGTACAATGCTAATCAGGCGAATCTTGAAAACGACGAGCAGCTTTGGCCACCGCCAATTGATAGTGGCAGCTATCTTGCAGGTGTCAATGGTGACGATAATGGTGAGTATCTTGACATGGCGACGCAGATTTCTAATCTGCCTCAAATGGCCATTGTCAACGACGGTGCCATTAGCTACCTTGCGGCAAACCGTCATAGTATTACTGCACAGTTCCAAGGGGCTGACTGGGCTCAGAGCCGGGCACTAGGGCAAGCACAGGGTCAGTATGACATTGCCACAGGTGCAATGCGCGCAGCAATGAGTCAGAGTGGTATCGGTGTCAATGCTGATATTGCTGAAACTGCTAATAGAAACCGGACTCAGGCAGCACAGGCTATTGTGTCAGGCATCGCAGGTGTTGCGGGTGGTGCCGGTGCAGGTGCTGCATTTGGTCCGGCCGGTGCGGCAGCGGGTGCCATTGGGGGCGTTGTACAGGGTGCGGCAAACGGTGTTAACACCGGTATAAGCATTGCTGCGGCCGACGAATCTCTTGCCATTAGAAACACCGCTGCGGCCGACACTGTGATAAATCAGAATAAGCAACAGCAGCTTATGAGGGATACCAATAAAGGTCTTGCAGACTGGGCAGCGCGCGGTGATTACGGTCAGCAGATTAACGCGCTTAATGCCCGTGTGCAGGATATTCAGATGATTCAGCCCTCACAGTCCGGTCAAACGGCAGGTGAAGCTTTCAACATTGTTAACGGTGGCCTGCGAGTTTCTCTCAGATGGAAAATTCTCGACAATGCCGCTTTCCGAACTATTGGTGAAATTTGGCTGCGTTACGGCTATGCGATTAGGGCTTCTCTGAAACCGCCTAGCAATCTGCGGTGCATGTCCAAGTTCACTTATTGGAAGATGTCTGAAACTTACATTGTTTCTTCAACGGTGCCCGAGGGTTTCAAGCAGGCGATTAGGGGAATTCTGGAAAAGGGTGTTACAGTGTGGGTAAACCCTGTAGATATTGGCAACATTGACTGGGCGGATAACTCGCCACTTGAGGGGATCAGCTACTAATGCCTGGTGGAAACAGTCCAATTTTCGACTACTACAATACAATCCTATTCGCACCTGATTCACGGTTTAAGCGCAACCCGGGAGCAGACCGCGAACGCCACATTGCAACAATGTTGCATCGCAACATTTCCGAGCTTGCAGTGAACCGGTTCGCCTGGGAGAACCTGCCCGAAAGCGTTGACGCACGTTTCCTTGAAATGTGCCTCTTGCTTAACGGTTGTGTCGTGTGGTACTGGGATAATGATTACGAAAAGCTACTTGCGGTGCGCGGCAATGGTCAGGGATACACCAACTGGCTTGACAACCCGGTGAGCTTTCAAATCGTTGGACCCGGTAGTGTGATGAAGGCTAATGACACCGAAGGGTCTATGGCAGCTAAGGCATTCCGCTACAAGACTCTCAGCGCTTATCAGCCCACTATCGAATACACTGATGAGCAGGCAAAGCAAAAGGGCTTCGGTATGTGGCCCAACTATTACCGTCAGTCAGAGCTTGACATTATCGCTATTTATGCGGGAGCTATTGCTTCAATTGACCGCACAATTGAAATCAACGCCAAGAATGCCCGACGCAATAAGATTCTTCGCACCACTCAAGACACCCAGCTTTCGGTTGTTAATATGAATCGTCAGATTGACGAAGGTGTAGAGGCGATTCAGGTTACCGGCCCGCTGGCCGATATGGATGCCATTGCAACTCTTGATTTGGGTGTTGATCCCACATCGTTCGATGCTCTCTCCGTTCTTCGCACGAGAAAGTGGAATGAGTGTATGAACCTGTTGGGTATTGACAATGCCAATCAGGATAAGAAAGAGCGACTTGTTGCGGCAGAAGTTGGTGCTAATGACTCTCAGACAGATTCGATGCGCTTTGTTAGCTTGAATGCGAGGCGGCAGGCAATCGAGCATGTTAACCGAGTATTTGGAACTAACATCACAGTCGATTTCAATGTGGAAGTAGAAGCTCAGGCTAAGGCAGCGGAAGCTGAAAAGGACGAGGAAGGGGAAGATAATGCCGACGTTCACGATGCAGCTAAAGAGCGTGATTGAACAGCTTTACGGTACAAGCGACGATCCGTTCGACTACGAGCAGAGCTACGAGCCTGTAACGTTTGACGGTGTGACTTACGGGGAGTTGCCGACACTCCCTGACTCGGGCGAGAAGATCGGTCTTAAGAGCTATCCGCTTTTTGACGAGCTTTATCGCCCGGTGCTTAACGGTAAGATCATTGATCGTTACTTTAACCGTGAAATCGGCTCTGAGACTATTGGGGATTGGCGACTAATCCTTCGTCGTAAGATGAACGAGATTATGCCGATTTACAATCAGCTTTACGAGAGTGCTCGCATTCCGTACACGGCTCTGGACACAATGGACATTCACAGTGTCAACGAATCCAGCATGTCGGCACAGGAAAACGGGACGGCTGTCAACGCTTCCAATACGGATACTGAATCCGATTCTCGGGCTGTGAATTCGGAAACTCCGCAGACTGTTCTGGCAGGGATGGGCGACTATGCCACAAGCGCTACAGACGTGAACAGTGGTTCTCATGTAGACTCGGGATCAACGTCTAACACAGAGGGAACGACTAACACCGACTCGGATTCTGACACACGGGTTAAGGGCTATCAGGGTGCAGCGTCCGACCTTATTGTGAAGTACCGCAATAGCCTTATCAACATCGACACGATGATTCTTGAAGATATTCACACATGCTTTATGCTTGTTCTCAATAATGGTGACGAATACACGAATCGTGCACCCTACTATCCCGGATGGTGGTAATAACAAATGTCAACCCCTACTGTTCCTCCGTACACTCCCACCGGTCCAATGCTGGGAATGCCGAACATCACCCCGTTCACCTATCGGGATGGTTCCACCTACCTGAATGAGCTTGAGCTTTACAAGCGCTACTTGGAGCGGAATCTTATTCCCTGGGTGCAGACCAACTACGACGCACTTGCCGCAGACTTTATTGTTCAGGTTAATCTGCTTATCACGGCAGTTAATATGGCAATTGAAGCTGTCATTAATGACTCTATTACCGTGCAAGACCCGGTGGTAGAGGCACTTGTTGAGCAGGCGGATAGCCTTACTCGTGTGGCGCTTGATACTCTGATTGACAGTAAAGATGCCGTTATTTACGATCAGGTCACCAATGACATTGCAGCCTCGTATGCAAGTCTTGTGACGGTAATCAACACCGAGATTTCTAACCTTAAGGCGGTTTACACCACCTACCGGGTTTGGAACGGTGCAGCCTACCCTGCACGGATTCCAGGCTCCCTGAACATTTTCTTTGGCCCTACCGATCCTGGCCTTGCAATGGCAGAGAGTGACTACTGGGCAAACCCTAATGTCACCACTCTTGACACGGTGGTTGCCGAGGCTCTGGATAGCTCGTCCGAGCTTTATGCAGCAATTCAGGATGCCGCTGCCACAGTTCAGACTGTGCCTATCGAACTTTTCGATTCGGGATCGACAATCCTTAAGACAGTGATCGGTGCAGCACCGTCTAGGGTTGTCGGCTACGCGCTTCCCAATGCGGGGCTTCCGGCACTCTTCGGATTTGCCCGAATCCCTGACGGGTGGGATGCGGTTACCCTCGTATTTAGGTGGACTACGAGCACCGTGGAAGCGGCAGCATCTACTAACGTGCGATTCTTCGCTGACACGGTGGCTGTGCCCACTAACGGGGCTATCGGTGTTGGTAATCGCTACAGTGGAACGGTTGCAATCCCCATTAGCCAGACCAATAAGCTTTTCGTTGAGAACAACGCCACCACCGTTGTTGGTGGAAGCGGGTTTAGCATTGCAATCACACGGGATGCTGCAAATGCCGCTGACACTTATGTTGGCGATGCAATCATTCTCGATGCCTGGCTGGTGAAGGCATGAGTTTTGCAGGGCCACTTGACATTCGGAAGCAGTCAATGCCGTTTAAGATGGGCGAAACCCCATTCTTTAACACTGGTCGTCTGGCAACACTTCCGCCTATCCTGGGCGATTTTGACGCTGACGGTCTCGTCGATAGTGGCGACCCTAGAGTCGATTTTGACTGGAATAACCGAGTGATGGGAACTCCACTCAACTACCACATTAACGGGCCGGTTGATCCGTGGTATGTCCCTAGCTATTATGAAGATAGTGATGCCGTGGATCAGGTTGCCCTGATCGATGAGGATACCAATGCCGCAGTAGACCTTGCGGTGCGATATCTTGTCACCGGCAATCTCGATGCTCTGAACAGTGCAATTGAGATTATCTCGGCATGGTCGTATATTGAAGTTTTCACGGATGACGATGATTCTGCTCTTGTTTGGGCATCCCGCTTCCCTAAGATTCTTCAAGCTGCAATGATGCTTAAGCACACTCCCAATTACACGACAGCGCTGCATGTGGCACTGTCTGACGTGGCTACTAGAGGGCTGGAAATCTCCCCTAGCTACCGAGTCAACAACTGGGGAAACTGGGGAGTGTGCCTTGAAATCGCATGCGCCACATTCCTAGAAGATCGGGCAATGCTTATCAACGCCATTGCTCGGTGGCGGCAGCTTTTCGACTATGCCATTCGTGACGATGTGCCGATCTATGAAGTTAACCGTCAAGAGAACATCCAAAATGGCGATGGACGTACCGGTCTTTGGTATTCAAACTATCTGCTAGAGGCCATGACTGTCGGCGCTGAATGGGCCCGTTTTGCTGGCGAATGGCTTTATGACTACGCTGGCATTGACGGTTCAACCTTTGTCGGCCTCTATAAGAATGTGCGTCACTGGACAAGATTCCCCGAGCTTTTCCCATACAACACTTCTGGCACACCGTCTGTCACTATTCGGACTATGGCGCATGATGACATTCTGCATGCGCTTGATCCCGATGCCGAGTCGCAGTGGCTTCTGGATAATTTTCCTAATGGGAGTTCTCGTGACGTGTACGGCATGCGACAGTATGTGTTGACGTACCGCCACCGTCCCCTGTACGGTTAAGTCATGGTTAAAGCCACACATCTAGAATCCCTCGGTAGTCAAATAAAGATTCACTATGAGGACGGTTCTAAAGCGCTTGCGTACCCCACTCAGGGTGGTATATGGCTTATCAGTGGTAGTGGCTCAACTCCACCTGGCGATGGTGATTTCTCGCAGCCATACTCTGACGATTATGTAACGTCAGAGTATGGCCCGCGAGGGTCGCGCTTCCATGAGGGTAGGGACTGGTCCGGTGGCCCGGCAAGTCCCGGTCAACCAATCCCGTGCATCGGTGACGGCACAGTCCATAACGTTTTCTTTAGCTCCGGCTACGGCAACTGTGCAGACGTTTTCCACGGCAATTTTGACGGCTGGGATTGGTACAGTCGATCAGCACATATGAACACCGCACCCATTGTTACCATTGGTGCAGCCGTCACTAAAGGTCAGACGCTCGGGCCAATCGGCAACACCGGTAACAGCTTCGGTGCTCACCTACACTTGGAGATTCACCGGGTCACACCTGGCGGAAGCATGACAAACGATCCCGCCAACCCCTCATGGGGAGCGGTCAGGACGACTATCAACCCTGTGGATTTCTTCAACACCTATGGGGATGGTACGGTGTTGATACCATGAGCCAACACAAACTGAAAAGCTTCTATAGCTACGCTAAGCTTCTCTCATTCAACGCGCGATACAACTTTGCCGTAGGTGGCCGAGGAATTGGTAAGACCTACGGTGCGAAGAAAAAGGTTGTACGCGATGCGATTAAGACTCATAATGGCAACCCTGGCACGGCAGACCAGTTTATCTATTTGCGTCGCTACAAGGACGAGCTACGACTAGCCAGAGACACATTCTTTGCCGACTTCCAACACGAGTTTCCAGAATGGGATTTTCGCATTCAGGGCAGCGAAGCTCAAATGTCCCACGTCAGTGAGCGAGAGACTAAGAAACGCCAGTGGTACACCATTGGTTATTTCATTGCCCTGTCAATCGCTCAGAGCTACAAGTCTGTTGCGTTCCCTCGGGTAAAGGCGATCATCTACGATGAGTTCATCCTAGAGAAATCAGCCACCCACTACCTGCCTAACGAAGCAGAACTCTTCAACAACTTTTTCAGCACCGTAGACCGGTACAAGGATAAGACGCGCGTCTACTTCCTCGCCAACAGTGTCAGGATTGAAAACCCGTACTTTATTGAGTATAAGATTGATCCTGACGAAATGGATTCTGACGGATTCATTAAGCTTTACGGTGGCTTTATCATCGTTCATTTCATTGACTCGGAGCAATTCAGGAACGAAGTTTATAGCACCGAGTTTGGAAAGTTCATTCAAGGCACTGAGTATGCCAAATATGCCGTGGGTAATCAGTTCAGCGATAATCACAAACATATGATTGCTCGTAAGACTCCCCGGTCCAGGTACCTACTCACCATCGAGATTGGCGAAATCCCGTACAGCGTGTGGCACGACCTGTCAACTAGAATGTATTACTTCCAAGAAAAGCGACCGAGTAGCGACGAAAAATTGTTCACCCTCGCCCCTGAAAATATGAAAGAGGGTTATACACTTCTGACGTTTAATGACAAGCCCCTACAAATGCTGCGTACAGCATTCCGGCACAACAGGGCGAGATTTGACCGGGCATCTACTCGTAACGCTTCAATGGAGATATTTGACAGATGAATAAAACTCTCATCTTCATCACATTTATAATTCTGGTTGTACTAGCCCTAATCGGGACATTCCTACTACTCATTATCGCACCGCAGCAATTTGGAACATTTACAGGTTTTATCATCGTATTACTCGGAACCGCAGCATCGTTTGCAGCTACGGTTTCATCTCTGAAACAAACCAATAATGAAGTTCGGGACACTAGCGAGAAATTAGATGTTGTCCAGAAACAAACTAATGGTACACTTAGCAAGCTGATTGCAATGAACGCTCAAAAAGAGATCATCATTCAGCACAAGGATCGGCGAATTGCCGATCTTGAAGCAGCCCTCTTGAAGCAAGTAGAAAAGGAAGAAAGCAATGACTGACTACAACGAGCCCACCCCTATTTACGACAGTGTAGACAAGCCTGACCTGATCCTCGGTCAGAGTGGTGACATTCCCACGATCAAGCCGAGTGCCAAGCCTCAGCCCAAGGTTGTTGCTGCAACCATCGGTGCAGGGGTCGGATACGCGGTAGGCGAAGTTCTCACCTACGTGATCGAGACAGCAGCAGCTATCGACATTCCCACAAATGTTGAGCAGGCTATCGGCCTCATTCTGACGGCTGGCCTGAGCTTCGTTGCCGGATATGTGAAGAAAAACTAATGGCTACCTTTGCGATCAAGCAGCCCCGTCGCATTGACCCGTCATTGGTGGAAATTGGCGATGACATTTCCATCACCCGCAAGCCGGAGCGAGGGGTTACGACAACTCTTCGCGGTATTGTCGGCAAGCGTATTGACGTAGGCGCAACTCGATACATGATGACAGACGAGGGTGCAACACTCTTTGCTTGGGAAGCTATGCAAACTGTTGGACTGACTATCACCCTTTATGGTCGTGAAGAAAAGCCACAGTCCACCCTGTTTGAACTTGATCCAGAGATTGAAAGGCGAATTGCATAATGCCTAAGCTCGTCAAGTATGAGACTCCGCTAGAAATCATAACCGGGGACTACTGGCAGCAGACAGTAGACATTACTAGTGCCGCCAATTACACCAATTGGCGGGCACAGTGGCGACCGGGATTTGACCACCCGGTAGCTATTGATCTTGACATTTCGGTGTCTGGAACAAAAATCACAATGTCTGCACAACCTGACAAAACCCGTAAGATGGGTGGAGAAGGTGTCATCGATCTTGAGGCGGAACCGGGACCGCGAACCTTTATCCGCTTTGAAACAATCGGTGAAAAGGATGTGACTCGTGTCGGATGACATTCTGATCGAAGATGAAGAGCCGGAAGTTATCACTGTCTATCTCGGGGAGCCGGGTGCTAAAGGTGACAAGGGTGATCCCGGTACACCAGGTGCTCCCGGTGCTCCCGGTCAGCCGGGCACACCTGGCACCAATGGCACCAACGGTACAAACGGCACTAATGGCGTTGACGGTGAAGACGGTGCTCAGGGTCCACAGGGCATCCCCGGTGTAAAAGGTGACAAGGGTGATAAAGGCGATACCGGTGACACCGGTCCGGCTGGTCCGGCTGGTCCGGCAGGTGGTGGTGGCATTGGTATGCTGCCAAAATCGGGCGGGTTTCTACAGCCTCTAGCAGGGGCAGCGTGGGGAACAAGTGCGGGAGCATTTGCTAGTGGTCAAACATTCCTTGTGCCAATCATTGTTGCTAAGGAAATGACGATTGATAAGCTTTCCTGTCGCGTTGCCACGTCTGAAACGGGTATCGGTGTAAGACTGCTTCTCTACTCGTCCGATGCCGACGGTTGGCCTCTCACTCTTGTTGCACACGGTGCGGCAACGTCAGGTGCAGCAGGGCAGCTTAACGTAACGTTCAGTAGTGTCACAATCCCTGCCGGATTGTATTGGGCAACCATTCGCAGCAATGCAGGATCAACACTGCGATTCTGGGCGCTCGCCTCTAACAGCATTGTGACTCTCAACACAGCGGGTAGTGGTGGGGATCAGCGAAACGCCATTGCTCGGGCAGATGTAGGCACTTACGCCACACCAACTACCCCGCTGACCGGTGTAACGTCTGTGGCAGCAACAAGCTCCGATGTGCCTTTCGTAGCGATAGGGAGAGTATAAAATGGTGCTTGTAGACCTTGGTCATAAACGTGGAAAGCTGGCGTCAGAGCCTGCGGCATCGGTGTTCAGAATCGATGCTCAGCTTGGCAGACCCGCCGACATTAACGAAGCCTGGCGCTCACCGGAAAAAGCGGATGAAAACTACGCTAAATGGTTGGCGTATAAGAATGGTACCGGACCGTGGGCACCATACGCACTCCCTGCAAGACTCTCGGTTCACTGCAAAGGTTATGCTGCGGATTCTGACGACTGGTACCAAAGCGCACCAGCGAAAGTCTGGTATGACAATGGCTGGCGTCAAACAGCCCGCTACTTTGACGCCAGTGGCAGGCCAACAGACCGAGATGAAGTTTGGCACGGCGAGTATTTCAAGTGGCTTGATAAGAACTATGGCAAGCCAGCATACACAGAATCAAAACCACTACCAGTAGACGAGGACAATGATATGCCCGGCATTAGAGTTCACCACCAGGTTTTCACTAACGGCAACCAGGCTTACGTCGTAGAGACAGAGACAGGATTCTTCATCCCAGACTCGGCACACCTTGCAGCACTTGTCAAGGCTTACAGTATTAACCTTGACAAGCTTCCAGAACTCAACGAATACGACTGGAATGCTGTCCAGGCAGCTAAAACGTACAACAACTCCGGCTATCCAGACGCCAGTTGACAGGAAGATGTGGCTCATGGTTTAATAAAATCATGAGCCACATTGTCAGCTACATCGTATTCGTATTCAGCATCATCATTATCTTCACATCACTACTCATCCTCATCACCGTTCATCACAAGAGGGAAAGGCGAGAACAATGCATGACGAATCACCCGGCGGGCAGGCATGTGCAGACCGCACCCTCGCATTCTGGACCGATCAGCGACGATTTGGCAGACCGGTACAAGGGCGGAATGACCTACGTAGCGACTACAAGAAACTTGGAGTTGCGCGCCGATTCGGAGCAGGGTTTTTAATCGGAACAATCTTCGCTGCAATGATCGGCGGCTAAAGGGGAAATTGGCACAAGCCAAAATTTAACCGTGGGGGTCTATTTCAGACTCCCACGGTTATTTTGTGTTTACACAAAACGACATTTTTAAAAAGCTGAAATCGTAAATTCAACTTGAAATGTTTGGGTTGCGCGATACAGGGATTTTGGACGGCTTTGTGTTGGTACAAAGTTATCCACAGGCTGTGGATAACCCTGTGGATGACTCTCCACAGTTCATCCACAGACTGTGGATAACTCAAAAATCAAGCCGACACGCCGATTTTGTAGGAAAACTCAAAAAGATTTTTCGTTACAAAACCGTTACCTAGCTCCCAGCTAAAACTCAGGTTCAAAACTGTGGACAACTGTGGATAACTCGAATAAATCTGTGGATAACTACCCGTTTTCTGTGGATAAGTCAGAAAAACCTGTGGATAACTCGCCCCGCTAAATCCCCAAAGCCGCGTAAAATCAACGTTTTCCCTGTGGATAACCCTGTGGAGAGCTAGACTGAACCTGCACGACCCCGACAGATTGGAAACGAAATGTTCACTCGCCCCACTCGCCCCGCCTACCGCGAATACCGCGTAACCGTTGAAAACGAATACGGCGGGCGCACCAATAGCCGGAATAGCAACCCTGCTAACCCGTTCTATTCGTTCTCAGAAGCGCGCATGGAACAACGACGCGCCAACAACAAAACCGCGCGCATCGAATACCGCGATAGCCCGGTGGCCGAATGGTTCCGCATTGACACCGTGCACAACGGCGAGTGTGGGGCAGCTTGCACCCCCGATTCATGCCCCTACCTCCGCGCCTACGTTCGCGGTGAAGGTGAGTATAACCACTATCTGTCATGGCTTGCAGCCGGTTGCCCGGAGCTTGACGAAAACGGCAACCCCGTAAGTGAGGCTGCAACCCCGATTGAAACCGCCGTTGACACGGCAGACAAAATCATTGCAGCGGACGGCGACATCCCCGCATTCCGGTATCGCCTCATGCCCTCATACGTGAAGCCGAACGGTGAGCGCTACGAATGGTCATTCGTAGGCGTATACGACGGTCAAACGGCAACCGACATGATTTGGTCAACACTCGGCAGAGAGTCATACGCACCGAACGGTGAGCGAGTGACCATTACGCAAGTTCGGATGATTGACGAATCGGGCCGCGCGTCGAGTGTTTGGAAGAGTGGCGAGTAATGGCAAACAAAATTACCGGAACCGTTGAATACGTTGAACGGCTCGGCACTTCAAAATACGGTAACCCGTATTTCAAGGTTGCAGTCATAGCCGTTGACGGTGAAGTTACCGTGCTACGAACACAAATTGACTCGTCAATCAACTATGCGATTAGCAACCCCGAATATCAGGAAAACGTACATACTTTCAAGCTCACAGAAGCTTGCCGAATCTATGGAAGCGAAAAGCACAATGTCTAAGACAATCAAAGTCAACGGAAACACATATCACATTTCGTGTAACTATCACCCGCGCGAATTGAGAACCTTTTACGACATTCCCCTAGACATTCGTAACACATGGTTTAACTATGTGACAGTGGATGATGACACACATTACGACAATCGATTCTTTGAATACCGTGGCAGTTGGTACGACTCGCAGGAATTCGAGGCTGCAAGTCACGACATTAAGCGCATGGGTTTCGACGGCATCCAAACGTCAAGCTATTTCGATGCTGTGATCCTGCAATATTTCGACCGGGACGGTAACCCCTATGACGATTACAATTCTGTCGTAGTCGCACATATTCATTGGTGACATATGCTAATCACACTCAGACTCGAATACCAGACACGCACACATGATTATTGGGTCGTAGGCCATGGCAACAGTTTGCGCACGGTCCACACAAAACGCGGATCACTCAATGGAATGGATAGGCTACGCCACGCAATACAACGCGCTGTAGGACCGAATACAGCGACACTAAGTTTCCTCGGCAACCGTCGGATGAATGGCAAGTGGATTACAGAATGGATAATGCAATGACATTCCCTAAGCCGCAAGACATGCACGTTATGGAAATTGAAATAACACTCAAGAATTACGGCATCAAAGAATCAATGTTTTCTGAATGGTCAGATGAAGAGGCCAGGCGAATTGGTGAATTGCTAATTGAATGGAGCAAAAGATGATACTTACTGCAATGATTGATCCGATTACAAAGAATTGGATTGATGACAATCCCTTTAATGCGGGTGAAGATTTTATGTGCCACTTTTATCACATGGTTTATCGCATGCCAGAAAACAAAAGTGTGTTGCGATGGTCACCAATTGAAATCCAATATCTACGTAGGGCACTATTCCGAATTCTAAAGGTGACCGGGTGGACACCTATGCACAGTTTCATTATTCGGGAAACTAGCGACTATGGAGTAAAGACAATCGGCAACCTATTGAAAGGAATTGACTAATGAAAGCTCACCCTACTCACAACATGTATTACAACCCCATTATTTTCGGCAAAGTATGCGTGCAATGTAACGCATGCGAATGTCACAATTCGGGCGCACTCATTGAAGAGTGTGAGAATAGCTAAACACAAAAGCACATAACCGCCATATCACATATGGCGGTTTTTGTGTGCCATATTACAGTTTTATTTATTAGTACATTGTTTCGTACGGGTATGCATTGTGATTAATAGAAGGGTTAAGTAATGCACATTATGATCATGTTTATAACTGTTAGTGACGGTTCAATGGGGAAATTAGTAAGTTTGTGCGGACTCTTACCC